AAATCATTTGGATTTACATAGAGGATTGTTCCTCTTGCTGACTTCAGAAAATTATCTAATCTGGAGAGACCCATCTTACTCGCATTATAGTTCTTGTTATGGATTATTTATCATCCAAGAAAAGGCATTATTTAATTGGACTGCATTCTTTCCACCATGTTGGCAATTTCTTCCAATGCACCTCTAAGGTCAGGTTGCTGACCGGATGCTTGGTCTAAATTTTCATCCATCAAAGTCCATCGCCATTGGTTCATACTCTTTGAATACCATAATTTAATATTCATAGATCAGCAGGTAATAAATCAGCGTTTTCTAATTCTAACTCAAATTCTAAAGGGTGACATTGTTCTGCCATCAAATATTGATATGCCTTATACAGATCTTCCTCTTCGTAAGATTTTTCATTATCTGCGATTTCAATTATCTCAGGATCATCCTTGGCAACAGAAGGTAGTTCATCAAAGGTAAAGGGGACTTGATTTATGAAATACATTAGAACAATTTGTTGTTTATGTTTATACCAGCAATAGCGGGTATCAATTCGGTATTTCATAGGACTAAAGCCTATTTTCTATATTTAGACCCTATAAAGGGTTAGAATATGATAATCTTCCCTCAGGACAAGTTTCTCGTACTAAGTTCAACACATTCATAAATTGTTCTATATTATCACACACCACTTCCTTAGTATCTCCTTCATTAGAATAAAGATAAATTGTTTTCTTAAGTGGATCAACCACGCACTTCATTAGATACTCGTCATCCATCCAAGCACTTATCATACTCATGATACTCTACCAGATACCTAAGGTTTTGTCAAGCACTGGTTACTGCTTCCCAAGAAGAACCATTATAAAAATTAAGTTTATTAGTTGTGGAATTATATACCATTGCACCTGCAGTAACAGTCATTGCATCTCTCTGAGTAGAAGTAACAACTGGAGGATAAAAAGGTGCAGTTGTAGTATTACATTTAACTTCACCCGTTGCAGTAACCTTCCTACAACTTATATCATCACAAGATATATCATTACAAGATATATCTTCACAATCTATATCAAGACTAGGAGTTACACCATAATCACCACCATTAGCTAACATACCATTTAAGGTATCCCCTGCTGCTATACCTGCATAATACTTTGCCATTAGAGTGTCCTCCTATCGTAATGGTATCCTGCAATAGAATACTGATCGTTCTTTCCTGGGTAATCTTCAGGTGTCTGTCCTTCATATTCTGGAGTTAATACTTCACCATCAGCACGAGCACCAAATACATGGAAAAAAGCATTAATAGGTATCCCACTTTTAGATTGTAAATGAATCCGTGTTGGTTCAACCCTTTTTACAATAAGATCTTGATGTGCTCCTATTGCAGTAAGAGTTACTGTAATAGATGAAGGATCCACCAACTTATCCCAATAATCTGGAAGATCTATGTAAGTTTTATTTGTAACTCTTCCTCTGTAGTATACACCACCTTCAGGGCCTTCCAAGCAAACATATCTTAATCTATAATTTTCTTTAGTTGGGTGTTTAATATCAAATCCTTTCCAACCCTGCACATTAATAGAACTACCTGACCATGCACATCCTTGACCACTACATGCCAACAAATTACTTGTATGAAGATTTCCTTGATTAATAGTTTGATCACCCTGTACTACTAAAGCATCTGGTGTTCCACCATCTCCCTCAATAAAAACATTTCCTTTAGTATGAAGTGATTTATTTGCAGGACTACAATCCTCATCAGTATTCGTAGTTCTAGCAACCATTAAAGTTGCTTCATTCTCAGAAAAAGAAGTTTGATCCCCAATAACAGCAGGACCTTCTACTCCCATCGAACCATTAATTCTTTGCCATGCTTCCTTAATAGCAGGAAATACACCACTTCCCACTTTAAGTTGTCCACCCACATTTACATCATCGAAATTCATTGTCATTGGTTTGTCCTCCTTTTAAGCATTAGGGTTCTTTTTCTCCCAAAATTTACGATTAGTATTCTTAGCTCCTTTTATAGCAACTGCATCAGTCACACCTTTAATTATGGAACCATAAATGTTAAGGCATGATTTGGCAACTACTTCACCCGTACCTGTACTTGAAAGACTAAAGAATGAAGAACAATCCATTAGAATTTTCTTTGTATCTTTAATAACAAAACTTTCAGTAGCAGTAAAAGTAACATTACCTGCACTTCCACCCTCACCTCTGGCAATAAACTCAAAATTGTTTGCTTCCATTCTTATATTACCATCTGTTGCTATAATTTGTATATCCCCATTCTTTGAATTGATCATTATTGTAGAATCTATCTTCTTATTCTTCTCTCCTGCTTCTACACTAAAGTTTCCAGGACACGCAAATGAAGTCCACCCCTTTCTCTGACCATCCCCATCCATACACATGAAATGTTTACCATCATGAGTAAGAAGAGCAATATCTGCTGTTACATCACCCTTCTCATGAATATGACCGAAATAAATTGCACCTTTATCATTACCAAGACCAATCTCAGTATAATTTGCTTTAGTAGTACCTGTACCTCCTTTTTGAGGTAACCTATCTATAATGTTTGCCATGTTTTTAAGTTAAATTTTCAGGAGTACCTGGAAGATTAAGTTTCGGATCATTACTTGAAACATCACTACCCTGCTTAAGAATTGCTGATGGAGGTGTAGTAACTTCAGCATCGATGCTTTCTTGCATTGTATCATATATTTGAACTAATTGTCCAGGAGTTTCATACCAACCAGCATAACGCACATTATCTTTATAGAAAACTGCACCATAATATGGTCTTCCCTGATAATATCCCGTTTGTTTAATACCAGCTAAATCAGTAACCTGTATTAATTTATCTGGGTCAGCAACAATAGGATCTCGTATTATTCCAAAAACTGGAGTTGCTTCAAAATTAACTCCAGTATCGGAATCTATAATAATCTGAGGCCATTCAGTAAATCCAAGACCAGGTTCATCAACAACTACATTAGAAATTCTACCAAAATTATCACACACAAGTGATAGTTTTGAACCATTATTAGGTTCAATTCTTATATTATCTACAGCACAGTTATAATTAATACCAGCATCTTTTATGTTTATAGCAGATAAACCAAGTCCTACAGGATAACCTGCACCATGAGGTCTAGGGAATCCGTTTCCAGGATCATCTACTATAACGTTAGTAATAGTACCTTTACCAGATATTCTCTTAGGACATGGTGGAGGTACAAGAACAGCAGATAATCCAATAGGATTATCTAACCAAGATTTAGTAATTCCAGTCCCTACATTTACTTTTCGTGTAATTACGAATGAGAAATGAACTGGATTGGTATAAAAAGTACTAGTTTCATCTCCAGGAATATTTGTATAAGTTGCAGATAAAGTTCTCTTTCCTTTAGTAGCATTAAATGTTACCGTCTTTACTGGGGAAATACGATAATTTTGACCTGGAATAAGATTTTCTCCTATAACTGCTGTTGCTATTTCTTGACCATCTAATTTTACAGATAATGTATCATCTACTAAACATTTAATTTGATACTGCCCATCTTCAGGGAACTCAACATTTTCCCATGTCGAAGTCCAAGATGTTCCCATAAAACCTTCACGATAAAACTCATCATCAATAACTTTATCTTCTTCAAAATCCCATTTTGGAGTTAAAGCAGGTCCCAATTCACCCCCAAGATAAGTTGCTAACTCTGGACCTTCATACTTAATTCCATCTTTTTCTTTTTGATTAACAGCCCAATCACTTGTATTGAAAATCTTCTTATCTATCATTTTAAAGGTTTCAAATTTATAATTCTCTACTTCAACCTTTATTTCAGTTGTCCCCTTTGACAAAAAGAATTTCTTTTCTCCTTTTATCTTATCAGTTCGACGAGAGAGATCTAACTTCAAATCACCATTAACATAAATTCGAGCAATATCATCTACTTCTGCAATAAGTTTATACCAACCATTATAAGGAATCTCTTGTTGCCAAAAATTAGTAAATACAGATCCTCCACCATCACTACTCACATCATTTCTAGGTGCTACTGGAGACAATGCATATCGATTAAAAAATGGACTCCAACCTTCAAATCTAACAGGATACCATCTCTTATCAGCATTAGGATGTCTAGTAGTCCACATTGGATTTCTAGGACATCTACCAGGTGCTTCTGGAATTTTTTCTTGTGGTATTGGAGGTTCAGGTGCATCAATAGTTAATGCAATACCCATTGGATTCTCATTCCAAGATTTAGCAGAAATAACTTCTTTTTCAGTAAAAACAGTCTGAATATTAATTGCTAATGCCATAGGATTAATACCTTTAATCCCACTAAATCCAAATTTACCACCAGGTATCTGTTCCAATTCAGCAGTAATAGTGTAATTACCCTTTAAAAAATTTCTTATATAAGTAGACTTTCCAGTACTTTTGTCACTGTCACCAGCAAATCCTCTCTTCTTTATAACTTCTGTTTTACCTTTTCCTTCAATCGTAATAGTTACATTATCATCTACTTGTACTGCAATATCATAATTACCATCAATAGGGAAATTTACATTATTCCAAGTAATTGTATGAGTTCCTGAATATGGATTATCCTCCAATTGAACCATAGTATCAAAAGGACAAATACCATACTCATTTATAAATCCACCTCGATTATAAACATTAGTTCTCCATAAAGGTCTATTAGCTTTATCAATATAATCTACAGTATTAAAAACATTTGAAATTTCTATTTCTTTAGTTTCTGTAGACTTGGTAGGAGTTAATTCCTTTACTCTATTTTCTTGAAGATTCTTTGCACTTACAATACTTAAACGTCCATTTGTATCATCCCCATGATTATCAATGAACTTAAGTTCACCATACTTAGGACTATTAGGACCATAAGCATTATTCTTCTTCTGAAGGATTGGATCCTTTACATTTCCTTCAAATTGAATAGGTCCATATCCCAATTCATTCTTCTTAAAAACAGATTTAGAGGAAACAGATCCTTTATGTTTCCAACTACTTCCATCCTTCTCCCTCTCCAATACTAACGCATCACCATCTGTATTTGGAATAGTAATCTTCGTAATTGCTGTTCCTGCTGTATTAGGATTATCTTTATAATATAACTGTAAACTTACTTCAACATCTTCATTACCACCCACAATCATATAATATCCTTTAGCTTTCTTAACAAAATCGACTCCAGCAACTTGAGTTTCGATTTCAGTACTCTGCTGCTCCTTTACTTTTACTTTAACAGGTGCATTTATCAAATCTATTCTAATTTGATGATTACCTGCTTTTATAGTTTTCTTAATGGGATTAAGAGCACCTTTAAAACCATCTAAATTAGAAACAAAGACTCCATCTAAATAAAATTCTGCTTTATTATCCTTTGCACCTCTAAAAACATATTCTCCATCATAAGGAAAATTTTCTTCCCAAACAAATGAATAAGGAATACCAGCAAAATCACTACCGCTTACATTTGATTTGGGTTTAGGTGAAATTGCATGTTTATTCATAAACTCACTCCATTCAGAATGATCTACATTATAAACTCTTCTTGTAGTTCCCCTTTCACCAGTCATTGATAAGGGAGCATCCTTTCTAGTAGTCCACCAAGGATTGGTTCCTTGAGCAAGAAAATCTTGATACTTTTTAATTTCTTTCCGAAGAGGATCCTGCTTAAAATTTGCATATAGTTTAGGTTCCCATACACCCAAATTCTCACCATTTATACCATATCTATTTCCAAAAACTCCAGTATCAGTAGCCCCTTCACAAATCTCATACTCTTCAAAATCTTCCTCTAAATCATAATATTCCCACTGTTCTGCAATTTCACCCAATTCTGCTTTAAAGTTTCCACCTGCACCAATACCACAATTATCTTTTACTTCAACATTAGGTTCATTCTGAAATCCAAATCCACCTGATACTAAGTCAATTGCCAATACTGCACCATCTTGACCAATAATTGGATTACCCTTAATACCAACACCACCTCCACCAGTAAAAAATACTTGAGGAGGTCCACATTCTTTAGTCATTTCAATACCTTCACATTCCTTCTTAGGCATTAAATCATCAGGAGTCAGTTTATTAACTCCATTAATATTCATATATTTTGTATATTCTCTGGTCCTAAAAATAAATTGGGTACCAGGATTTAACTTAGCATAATCATTTGCTTCACATACCGTGACATTATCAACTAATCCTCTTTCAGTTGATATATAAGCAACTCTAATTTCACCATCTGTTGCATTCCCAAAAAGATTAAATTCTGTCATGGTTAGTACATCTCGAATTGGGTGTTATCATCAACAGGCTGTTGATCAGTGTCTGTAGTAGTATTAGGTTGATTCTTAGGTACTGGAACAAAAGGTGTCTCCTCTGCAACAGTATTAGTAGAAGATTGTTGTGATTTATTTTCTACTGCTTTAGCACTTGGCATATTTTGCTGTGGAGTTCCAGCACCTCCCGAACATAAAGTATAATAATCAGACATTGATGCAGCAGGTTTTAATTCACATCCAAAAACATTCAATTTGATATTAGCAAACCCCAAAGCAGAAGTCATACTACCACTAATACCACCCATCTTACTCATAATATCACCCATTGCTCCACTTATTCCTGCTAATTGACTTTGCAAATCATCTAAAAAATTATTAACATTATCAATTAAATTATTATTTGCATCATTAATAGCATCTTTATGTATAGCAAAAACTTGTCCTACCATTTCTTCAGCACTACAAGCAGGAACTGATGGATATGTATTAGGTGCATTAGGATCCTGTGGTGTAAGTGCAGATTCTTCTGCATCCTTCTTTAACTTGTCAGGATTAAATAAACCATTCAATAAACCAGCAATAGTACCACAAAGACTATTTGTAATCTTTCCATATAAACATAATGTCAACTCACTAATAGTCTCTTTCATATCAGACATCTGATATCTCATACTAGATGGCATCGATGCTACTACTTTTGTCATATTAGCATTCAAAGTTTCCATCACATAATTCATCACCTTATCAAAAATTATTTTCATATACTTTGCCATCTGACATGCTGCTTTACCAATCAACTCTTGCATGTCCTGTACAGGATTTCCAATTGCAGATACCGCACCAGTATAACTTTTAATAGCATCCTGAACTGCTTCTATCTTCTTACTAAGATTTTCAGTCTCCGTCTGAATTGCTTTCATTGCAGATTGAACTACGTCATCTGTTTTCATAGTAACAATCTTCTCACACATTTTTTGATCTCTTTTGAGATCTCCAGCACTCAATTGATGCATTGCATCAGGAGTCTCTCTTGTAGCGTTCTTTAAAGGAGGTCTAGTTGCTAATTTTTCATTTGCTCTAAGATTATTAATTCCATCAGTAACTCTACCTTTAACAAAAGTATCTAATGCTGCACCCGCTAATCCAGATGTACCTCCACTTGCTAAAGCACTGGAAATCATTGCAAGTTGTTTGGGAGTAGGAGTTCCTGCTATTCCAAACTTACTAAGTGTTGCTCCTGGTGGTGGGGTAGCAGTATCCTCAGACTCTTCATCAACTACAAGACCACTTTCAGGAACTTTTGGTTTTGATTCTCCGGGATAATCTACTTTTGGTTTAGCATAACCACTCATTGACTCAAAGGCTTTACCTCCAGTCATACCAGTCTTGGTTTGCATACCAATCTGGGCATTCTGACCCATTACTCCAGTAATTATGGGAACATTTTGATCTGCTCCATCCATAAAATACCCAGTAACAATCATCCCTTGACGAATGTTTACTGACTGGAATGAATTTGCTCCTCCTGAACCTGCAGTAGAAGGATATTCAATAAGAGCCCATGGAAGTTGATCATCAGGAATTGTTTCTTGTTCCTGATCATGAACTCCCATGATCCTTACTTTAACTCTTCTACCCCACCCAGGAATTGTCTTTGCACTTTTAAACTTTCCAGAAAGTATATTATCTCTCCACGCAGAATCATCGGCAACCTGACCCATCCAAGGCCATTGCCGTCCATCAGCACCATAAGATCCGGGATTGTTTAATACACTTTCTGCCATGTTTTATTCGTCGTAGACTCTACATTCAAATGCATCAGGATGATCATCACAATAAACTTCTAGTTTTTGATCCTGATGTCTTAGATGATAATCATTAATACCGGTTTCTGGTTCATCATCCTTATGATACTCCTCATAATAGGCATGAGCAGATTCCAAATCTTCCTTAGTATACTCATGCATACCATGATTAATATGTTCCTTGCCATCTTTAGGGTCAAGGTAGACTTCGTGGTCTAAATCGTGTTTGATTTCTGACATAAAAATTAGTCCGTTATTTTAATATTTATTCAGATTTTCCATCGGTAGCGTTTCCTGCTCTTCCAACAGAATCTCTTACCAATACTAATTTAGTATAGGTATCACTAGGAGTCAAATAATGACATAAGGTTGCAATTAAATACTCACCACCACTCTCTTTATCTACTTCATCAGAACACGCTTTATTTTTAGTTTGTTCCAATGAATTAGAATCAAAAAATACAACATCACCAGCATGTAAAGAAAAATCTCCTGGAATAACAATTGTAATTGTCTGAGTAACCAGTTGATTATATCTCATAATAGACTGATTCATTATCGACTTTGCGTCAAAATTCAACTCTTTAGATTTTTCCAATTGCTGTTGATTTTCACCCAATCCTGTTCCCGTAGGAATAACACCAGGGACATTAACCAGAAAAGTTGAACGAGAGAAATTTTTATTAATTTCTTGATTATTAAATTCTTCACTCAACGCTGGAAACCTTTTAGCAGCAAGAGTTAATGATTCCTGTAGTTCTTCAGCACTTAAAGATGAAACATTATATTCTAATGTAAAAGGATTAAATTGTGTATTTTTCATATTCCATGCACCAGCTCTCAATTTTTTAGTTAGACTTGGTGTACCTTCTTTAGTATAGGTAAGTGCCTTCACATCATATTGTTCTGGCATCTTAGATTCTGGACTATTATTATAAATGATAGATATTTTTTTCTTCTGTGCGAATAAACTATCAATTCCCTTAAAGTAATATCCTTTATAAGTCTCATAAAAAAGAAAACCAGCACTTTTTCCAAGTTTAGACCCAGATTGACCATCTGCACCCTGTGGGACAGCATCCTTAGATATTCTATTAATTACATAAAAAGGTTTATTCTTTGCAAAACAATAATTTAAATTATTAGCAGTTTCATCTATATGAAGTTTTTTCTTTGAATTAAGATACTCCTTATCAGTCAAAATCCTTTTTACATGTTCAGATATTTTTCCATCCTGTCTAATCTCAACTCCACTCTTATTATTTTTTATTGCTTCATATGGAATTAATTGCATATTAACTACACTCTTGCTACCATCTTCTCCTATAGAAGTAACCTTTTCTACTCTAAAAGCATTATTAGTTTTATTAGCAAAATCTAAAACAACATTATTATTATCTTTAAATTTGAGTTGCACATTACATTCATTTTCTATCGGTAATCCTGCCAAAGCAGTCTTATTATTAATTGCACCACCAGTATCAGCAAAAGTCAGATCCACTACAACATTATCCTGCAGAAGACTCTCATAATATTTTAAGTTAACAATACCTTTAACAAGATCTACAGTTTTACCTCCAAAAAGTCCTTTTTTATTTGCAGTAACAATAACTTTTTCAATAAAACTAGGCCCTGATTGTCTATCTATTTGTTCCTTATTTGACATGTTGGTATTTCCTCCTACTTATATTTAACCTGCATTTTTATAGAACAAATCTGCACTTGTACTATCATCATTATTATCTGAAGAAGAAGCAATTACCAAGTCCGCATTAGAATTGGAGGAAGTATCACCATTAGCATCAGAATCCGAATCAGAAATTATAACATTTTCATCTGACCCATCTTCATAAGAAGCATTTGTACTAACTGCATTTATTTGACCACTCTTATCACCTTGCACATCTGCAACATTAATAGGTGTAATACCTTGTGTACCTTCATCAAGTTTATCATCTCCTTTTTCACTCCCCATAAACAGTTTAGATACTGATGCTAATTTAGTACCCATCTCCGCTGCTTTTGCCTTAATTCCCTCAAAAGATGATCCAAATTTCTTAAGTAGATTATCTTCAGTCTCCTTAACCTGAGGTACAAGATCTCTTACCAACATATAACCATCTAACATTAATGCAGGTATTCCTAATGGTTGAAGACCTGGAATAGCACTTGCAATATCTAAAATACCAGCAAGACCTTCTATACCAGCACCAAACTTATCACCCATCCTCCATCTATCTCTAGCAAACCAAAGGTTAACAAAACCACCAAGAACAGGTATTGCCTTGGCACCTACCTTCTGTGCTATTTCACCTAAACCTTTTCCTGCTAGTTGACTAATTCCTTTTGTTGCAAGTGCTTCCTTTATCCATTTAAATGCAGGACTACTAGTTACAGCTGACCATATTGGTTTCCAAGTCTCATCTGCCCATTTTCCTATTGGTTGAATAAATTTTTTAAATGGAGTTACAAGTTTCTCCATCAATTGTACTTTCGCTTTATCACCTAATCCTCTAAGACCTTTACCAGCCCACTCCATTCCCTCATCAATCTTACTCTTAAATTTACTCCACAAAGATTTTGATTTTGCCTTTTGTTTTGCTGCTAGTTCTGCCCACTCATTCCATTTCTTTACTGCTGCCTCTGATAGATTATCCCAAGTATTTTTAGCACTTGTCTTAAAAGACTCTGCCATTCCACCCAGTCTACTTTTAAACTTATTCCACTTACCAGCAATTCCCTCACCAACTTCTGTCGCCCTAGATCTAATGTTAGATAAGATATTTCCTCCTATACGTCTTCCACCTTGTATTAAATCACCTACTTTTCTCTTTCCACGTTCTACTACATCACCCACTCTTTGTCCAAGTTTAGATTGTCTTATTCCCTCTATAACTTGTGTACCACGTCTCAATATAGGTTTTACAACCCTCCGGTTTAAGAATCTTCTACTCTGTTTAGCAAATATACGACCTCTTTGAAGAGTTTTTCTTAAGAATTTATTATTTCTAAGTTTATCCACCAAATCCAATGGATTTATACCACCCAATGCATCAGCAAATGCAGCAGTAGTCATTCCCAAGATGAATATTGTATTCATCATCTTGGTCATCAGTCCACTAAACTGAGCAAACTTCTGTGCGGCTCCTTCTCCTAATTTTTCACCTATTTGGGTTTTAGTCCACTCATATGCTTTATATCCCGCATCAATAAAAGCAACTAATCCTTTAAGAATAAACCCACCTACTTTTATAACAAAATCAGCAATTCTCCCTAATGGTCTAAGTAACTTTGTTAATTTTGGCAAAAATTCTAACAATCTTATTGCTGCCCAACCAAAAATAACAGTAAAAATAAAATTCTTAGTGGCATCCAACCAACTACTCTTTGGTAATTTTATACCAAGTTTTTTTGCATTCTTTGTATCTTTGGTGTCTGGGGTTTCTAAATCCTCTTCTTGCTTCTTTCTTTTATTTCTAATCTCTATTTTTTTCTTATCATTAATTATCTTTTTCTCTACAGCAAGAGTTCCCTTTAATATATCATTTGCTGTAACTATTTTTGTTTTAATAGATATAAAAATACCACCAGATGATTTAGGTTTAGTTACTAAATCTCCTCCCCTTTTTGCAGGTGGTAGTGCTAAAAATTTTTGAGTATCTACTGCCATATTCTTATAATGTCATCCCTAATGTTTCCATCTTTTGCCTAGAAATATATAACTGAGCATCAAAAGGAGGTACTGTTGTACCCTTTGGTTGTGGCATATTAGATTTATTCTGTTGTTGTTGAATTTGTTGTCTTTGAACAACAGTCTTGCTCCTTACAGGAGGACCAGGAATAGTTAAAGTTTTTTGATTAGGCATTATCCTATTAACTCCAATATTCCTTTCCTTTGCCAATTCAGCAAGAATTTCAGGATCAGTAACCTTATCCCCTACAAGTCCACCACCAGCAAAGTTTCTTACTATCCCACCACCTTGGAAGTTCTGTACTACATTACCCCTTTTAATAGTTTGTACTAATCCACCTCCCTTATAAAACTGATCAGGTTGATTATAAAATTTAAATGAAGGAAGACTTACTCTTCCACCGTCAGAATAAAATTGTGTATTATGTACTGGTCCACCTTGATTGTAACGTATTGATGGAACATTAGTTCCCCCACCAGCAGCATTCATTGCCTTCATAGTATTAACACCATACTTCTGCACAGCACCCTTACTCATAACAAATTCACCTGCAGTTAATCTTGCAGGTACTTTATCCACACCACCTGGTCCTCTTACGACTCCACCTTGTGCAAATTGTTGCACTAGTCCACCATTATTGAAGTTCTTCTCCTTAAAGAGTTCTTTCTGTTTCTCCAGCTGATCTTTCTGAGTAAAACTAGGAGCTACACCACCACCAATGTGAACATAGTCTTCATCTCTTGGTCCAAGAGATATATCATCTCCAGTAATTGCTTCATCATCTTTACCACCACCTGGTGTATTACCCGTCATTATCATACCCATACCACCAACAGCACTAGTTAATTGCAGTGCTCTCATTCCCCTTCTACCACCCAATAATTTAAGCCACTTCATGGCTTTCAATCTAGCAAGTGCTGCTGCAAGTGCTTTAATCATCATAGGAATTGACTTAGTAACCCATACACCAACCTTTGCAAGAAAACCAACAACAAACCTACCTAAAGAATTGCCAAATAGAACATAAGAAGCTAATAAAGTAGGCCACCAATCCTTTAAGAATTTAAAAATACTCTTAATCTTATCTTGATTCTTCTTATCACCCATCCAGTCTACAATCTTAAGTAAAATATTTCCTAAGATAATAGTCTTTAAAAATCCCCAAATTTTATCCCATATACTTCTAAAGGGTTTAATAACTTTACTGGCAGTAGTCTTTAGTGCTTTCCACCTCTCTAAATTCTTCTCTTTCTTTGCTCTCTTCGCTTGCTCTGCTTTTATTCTTTCTCTTTCTGCATTATCATCTTTAAATTCCTTCTCTTCCCGTAAAGTCTCTAATAATTCATCAAGTTTATCGTCAATATCTTGAACTTCTTCAGCAGTATTATTAGATTTACCAACTCCTCCCTTATATAACGAAAGAGCACTATTCTCTGCTAACTGTATTGAACTACCTCTCTTAATGTCGGCAGCAGTCATCCTCGTCTTTTTAAAATCTGCCTTATATACTGACTTCTGTGCTCTTATTCGTTTTCTCTCTGATGAAAGAACTGCCATTTGTGCAGGAGAAAGTGTACCTTTTCCCCTTACCATTGCTTCTCTTAATTCATTATGATATTCTTCATAATCCAAATCATCAACGCCAGATATTTTATATCCAAAGGCAGCACTAAGAACCCCTAA